CTTACACCACAGGATTTTATTAATGGTTTAGTGGTGTTACAAAACGACAGCAATGGTCGTGGCGATTACATAGCAAAGTGGGAACATCCTACATTGTTTAAACCAACCGATGAACAATTAGCGGAGATTCAATAATGGCTATCACGCTAGACGGCACAAACGGAATAACAACCCCTACTTATGGCGGTGCAGATACTTCTGAGTATCTTGTGCCAGTTACACAGTTTAAGAACCGCATCATCAACGGTGCGATGGTGATTGACCAGCGTAATGCTGGTGCTAGTGTTACAAATGTTAATGGTGATGTTTGGACTGTTGATAGATGGGATGCGTGGGGAACCGCGGCAAGCAAATACACTATTCAACAAAACGCTGGTTCTGTAACACCGCCTGTTGGTTTTACTAAATACTTAGGTGTTACATCGTCATCGGCATATTCCGTTGCATCAGGAGATTATTTTGTATTGCAATATCCTATTGAAGGAAACAATATTGCTGATTTAGATTGGGGAACAGCTAATGCTAAAACAGTTACCTTGTCATTTTGGGTGCGTAGTTCTTTAACTGGAACTTTTGGAATAATTGTTCAAAATGGTGGTGGTACAAGAAGTTATGGTTTAACTTACACAATTTCTTCTGCTAATACTTGGGAATACAAAACGCTAACATTAGCTGGAGATACAACTGGCACTTGGTCAACTGATAACAGCCGAGGAATTGGTATTCGTTTTGGTCTTGGTGTTGGTTCTTCAAACAATATTAGTGCTGGTTCTTGGCAAGCCGCTAATCCTTGGGGTGTTACAGGAGCAACATCCGTAGTCGGCACAAACGGAGCAACTTTCTACATCACAGGAGTTCAGCTTGAGGTAGGCTCTACAGCTACTAGCTTTGATTACAGACCTTATGGAACTGAATTGGCTTTGTGTCAGAGGTATTTTGAAAAATCAGCATTGCAAAGCGTTTCAATTACAGCAATCAACCAAACATCTTGGTCACCTAATACTTGGTCAACAACTGTTGGAAATAATGCTTATTACGCAACAGGTTATTTTTGTGTGACAAAAAGAGTTGCACCAACGGTAACAGTTTACCCATACACAACCGCAACAAATACAAGCAGAATTTCTAATGATGTTGGAACTGATTTAGCCGCTAATTCAGCAGTTGTTGGAATTTCAAATATGAATAATTTTAGTGTTGTAAATACATCAGGTGGTTCTCTAACAACTGGTAGCCAATTGTTGCTATTAGGCAATTGGTATGCTTCTGCGGAACTTTAATATGAACTATACATACACAATATTTGCAAATTTAAAAAACATGGTTCAAAGGTCAGACGGTGCTTGCATCCCATTCGACCCAGCCAACACCGACTACCAAGCATACCTAAAGTGGGTAGCTGAAGGTAATACTCCATTACCAGCAGAAGGAACTGAATAATGACTGAAGCAGAATTAAAACTCCTAAGCCACGAAGAAGTCTGTAAAGTTCGCTACGAACAAATACACGCTAGACTAAAGAGACTAGAACAGATTCTCCTCGGTACTGCTGGATTTATTATTATAACCTTGTTAACCTTGGTACTTAAATGAGTAGATCACATTCCGTAGGTAAGAACTTAGTAGCTAACACTAAGACTACTATGTTTACTGTTCCAACTAGGAACATGGCTAAGTGGTTATTACTCTTTGCTACTAATCACAGTGCATCTTCTAAGTGGATTGATGTGTGGTGGTACGACTCTAGTGAGAATGTTGAGATTGAAGTGTTGTCTGAGTATGCTATCACTGCTAAGAATTTTCTCAGAATAGATGGACAGGCTTATGTAATGCTAGACGAAGGTGATGAAATCAGAGTACAGTCGGAGACAGGTTCAGTAACTACCTGTATCGTCACTGTAGAATTAGAACAACGCAGTACCGTACAACAGTTTAACTAAGGAACAATAATGCCACTCGCTAAAGGTAAGTCTCAAAAGACAATCAGTAAGAACATTTCTAAGATGGTTAAAGAAGGAAGACCACAGAAGCAAGCAGTCGCAATTGCACTACAAACAGCTAAAGTTCCTAAACCAAAGAAGAAAGGTAAGTAACATGCCAATGGTCAAAGATAAGAAATTCCCTTATACAACTAAGGGTAAGAAGCAAGCTAAGCAGTATGCTAAGAAGACTGGTGCTAAAGTAGTTGCTAAGCCCATGAAGAAGATGGGAGCTATGCGTGGCTACTAAAAAGGGCTTGTACTATAACATTGCTCAAAAGCGTAAGCGTATTGCCGCAGGATCAGGCGAGAAGATGCGTAAGGTAGGCAGCAAAGGCGCTCCTACTGCTAAAGCCTTTATCGAGTCTGCTAAAACAGCTAAGAAAAAGAAATAATGGTAAAGAAAGTATATCAGGATCCCAAAGGTGGTTTAAACGCCAAAGGAAGGGCTTATTTCAAGCGAACTGAAGGCGCTGACCTCAAACCCCCAGTTTCGGCTAAACAGGCTGCAAAGTCCCCTAAAGCGGCTGGAAGACGTAAGAGCTTCTGTGCAAGGATGGGAGGCGTTAAAGGTCCGATGAAGGACGCAAAAGGCAGACCTACTCGCAAAGCCTTGGCATTAAAGAAATGGGATTGTTAAGATTTTACTTGACAAAATAGTCAAACTATGATAGGATAACGCAATGGCTTCAATGAACTATATCCAACTTGTTAATGACGTGCTTATTCGTCTGCGAGAGCCAGAGGCTTCCTCGGTATCCGATAACGCCTATGTTAAGCTCATTGCCAAGTATGTAAACGATTCAAAACGACAGGTTGAGGATTCTTATAACTGGAATGCTTTATCAGAGACACTATCTGCTACTACAACAGCCGATGTTTTTAACTATGTGTTAGTCGGCTCTGGTCAGCGATTTAGGGTTATTGATGTCCTAAACGATACCAGTAATGGCTTTCTCATGAATGCTCCTACTATTTGGATGGATCAGCAATTCTTATTGACAACAGCACAAAAAGGTTCTCCACAGTACTATAACTTTAACGGTACTAACTCTGACGGAGATACTCAGGTAGATTTATTCCCAATCCCTAACGGTGCTTATGACATTCGATTCAACATTATTAAACCACAAGTACCTTTAGCAGTCAACGCTGATAAATTGTTGGTTCCTGATGAGCCAGTCATCTTAGGTGCATTGGCTAGGGCGCAAGCAGAGCGTGGAGAAGATGGCGGAGTACAGTCTGGTGAGACATATGTACTGTATCGCCAAAGTTTAGCGGATGCTATCTCCTTAGAGTCAAATCGCTATGTTGAAGAATCTCAGTGGAACTGGGTCTAATGGCTAGTAAGTTATTAACATCATCAATAGCAGCACCGGGATTCTATGGACTTAACCTCCAAGAGTCTAGTATTACTTTGTCTTCTGGCTTTGCACTAAAAGCTCAGAACTGTGTGATTGATAAGTATGGTCGTATCGGAGCAAGACGTGGATGGACTCCTGTCAACTCCTCAGTTAATACTGACTTAGGATCAGGCAATGCAGTGGAGTTTTTGTTTGAACTAGTAGACGGAGGAGCTAATCAATTATTAAGTGCTGGTAATAATAAGTTATTCGTAGGAACAACTACGATGACTACTAAGACAGTGCGTAATGCAGATAATAGTGGCAACGCTACTTATACCATTACAGCAAATAACTGGCAGGGTGCTGCGATATCTTACGGAGATGTTACTGACTTCCAGCCTCATGTGTATTTAGCACAAGACGCACACCCAATGTTAATATATCATGAGTTACCTACTTCTGGTGGTGCTTTTCATGCCCACAATAGTAATACATTTGGTTATCAAAGAGTAGGAGATGCTGCTACATTACCTTCTAATCATAGTACTTCTACCTTTATGCCTAGTTGGGTGCTATCCGCTTATGGCAGGATATGGTGCGGCGGTATCTCAGGAGACACTCAGACTGTCTATTTCAGTGACCTATTAGCTGGTACAGACTTTCAGAACGGCTCTGCTGGCTATATTAACCTACAAGAAGTTCTCCCTAATGGAGATCCTGTAGTCGCTGCTGCAGCACACAATGGATATATTATATTCTTTGGTCGTAAAAATATAGCAATCTATGCTAATCCGTTAGACACAGGAGCATTAACTCTTGTTGAAGTTATCTATAACGTAGGATGTATTGCTAGAGATTCAGTACAGAATATTGCAACGGATGTCTTATTCTTATCTGACTCAGGAGTTCGTAGTCTACAACGAGTAATTCAAGAGAAGTCGCTACCTCTGCGTGACATCTCTAAGAATGTTCGTGATGAGTTAATGACTGCTGTAGCGTCTGAGACAGACTTAACTAAGATTAAGAGTATCTATTATGAGCGTGACGCTATATATTTACTAACGCTTCCTACAACTAAGTTTGCATACTGTTTTGATACTCGTGCTTCGTTACAAGATGGTGCAATGCGGGTAACTATTTGGGACAGCATCGAGCCTAAAGCATTCTTTGTAACACAAACTAGGGATCTATATATAGGTAAGCCGGGCTATATTGGTAAGTATTACGGATATGCTGATAATACTTCTAGTTATCGTCTAGCTTATTATACTAACTACTTTGACTTTGATGCTTCTACAAATCTTAAATTACTAAAGAAGGTTGGTTGGGTATTAATTGGCGGTACAAATCAACCTGTAGCAATTAAGTGGGGCTTTGATTACAGCGAAAGCTATCAAGCTACTACTTATAATTTAGATGCTGCTAATGTGTATGAATATAATAACTCTACTGTAGACACCATTCCCGGCTCATCTGAATATAACATTGCTGAATATAGTTCAGGTATCGTTTTAGATCGCTTTAACATCAATGCTGGTGGTCAGGGAACAGTTATTCAGTTAGGATTAGAAGCAGATATTAATGGTAATCCAGTTTCAATTCAGAAAATAGACGTAGCAATTAAGCAAGGAAAGACTTTAGTCTAAGGACATAACATGGCAAATTACACAAAAGCAACTAATTTTACAGCTAAAGACGGATTACCAACTGGTAACTCAGGAAAGATTGTTAAAGGCGCAGAGATTGACACTGAGTTTACTGCTATTGCTTCAGCTATTTCTTCTAAAGCTGACATTAACAGTCCTGCTTTAACTGGTACTCCTACAGCACCAACAGCGTCTGCTGCTACAAATACAACACAATTAGCTACTACTGCGTTTGTACAGACTGCTTTGTCTGCAGCGTTTACATCAGGAATGATTATGATGTGGTCTGGAACAATCGCTACGATTCCTACAGGATGGGTATTATGTAATGGTTCTAACAGCACTCCTGATCTCCGTAATCGTTTTATTATCGGCGCACATAGCGATACTGCTGGTGTAGCTTATACAACAGTAACTGGTTCTAATACGCAGACTGGCGGTACTAAAGATGCTATTAACGTAAGCCATACTCATACTGCAACAACAACAGCAACTGATTCAGGTCACTCACATACCATTAAAGATGGTGAAGTTAATACCCGTACTAACCCTTACTTTAACTGGACTGGCACTGGTGGTGCTTCTGTCGGTGTTACTGGTGCAAGTACAAACTCAAGCACAGCAAACATCACTGCAAGTACATCGATTAGTACAGAGGGTTCTAGCGGTACAAATCAGAACTTGCCTCCATACTACGCCCTCGCCTTCATAATGAAAACGTAGATATGAAAGTACCTGTAGTCTTAAGAGACGACTACACAATGTACTTAGAGTTCTTTGAAGGAATGTTGTGGTTTCATACAGATGTGCATAGATGGACAAACGAAGTAAAGACAAAGTATTTAGAAGACTTAAATATACTACAGTATTTGGTTAACAGTCCTTTACTGGCAATGATTAATAAACGAGACAAGAAACTAACTAAATTTACAAAAGTAATTGGTTTTAAATATGAACAACCCTTTTTAGGTAATGATAAACAAATGTATGACATCTACAGTAGGAGTAAATAATGGGTAGCTTTGTTAGTGCAATCGCAGGTCCCGTTTTAGGAACCATCGGCGGATTAATTTCAGGAAGCAAGGGAGCAGATGCTGCCAAAGGACAGGCGGAAACGCTTCGTGCTGCAGGAATTCGTTCTTCCGAAATGGCACAGTTTCGTCCTATTGGACTGAGAACTGGTTTTGGAAGTTCTAACTTTCAAGTAAACGATCTTGGTCAAGTAACTGAGGCTGGTTATACATTAAATCCAGAACTAGAAGCTCTGCGTAATCGCTTTACGACAGGAGCTACTGGATACGATCCTACTCGTTTACAACAACTAACAGAACCTATTTACGGCGGTGCAACATCGCTATTTAACTTAGGTGGTAGCTATTTAGGTGCAACTCCGCAAGATGTGGCAGCTAAATATATATCAGATAGACGAGGATTATTAGAACCTAGCCGTGCTGCTGAGTTCGGCAGAATCAATGCCCGTAACTTTGCTACTGGTCGTGGTGGTCTAGGTGTCCAGACAGGGACAGGCGGAGCGCCAGCAAATCCCGCATTACAAGCATACTACAATTCTATCTTCCAACAAGATAAACAATTAGCTGCAGAAGCAGATACAGAAGCCATGAATCGTATTCGGTTTGGTGGAGAACTGTATGGTGCTGGCGGTAAACTTGCTTCAGGTATTCCATCGTTGTTTAGTGGTTCGTTCTTACCGATTGAGACACAGCTTAACTTGGCTAAGAATATTGAATCATTAGGACAGAACCCATATCAGATGAGTATTGATCTAGCTAATGCACAAGCAGGGGCTGGCGCAAGAGCAGGTGAATTATATTTAAGACCACAAGCTGCTGCTGCAGATGCTTATTCTAAGTATCAAGGTTACAGCCCATTAGGAACAGCCTTTAGTGGTTTAGGTAGTGCAATGAGTGGCGGTGGAGGCTTTGGTAGTCTCTTTGGCGGTGGTGGAGGTGGTTATTCGGCAGCTCCCTATGCTCCAACCAATCCCGGTTTCGGTAGCTATCAAGGCGGTTATTACGGCTCTTCTGCATTTTAATTAACAGGAATAATCATGGCTGATATTGTAAGTAATTTATTCGGAGTAGACCCAGCAGCGTTGCAACAGCAACGAGCTGCCACTGACTTTGCTAACGCATTTAAGTTTGCTCAATTAGATCCGCTACAACGAGCTAATCTGTCAATCTACCAAGGTAGTGCTGGATTAGGTCGTGCAGCTAATCAGCTTCTTGGCGGAGATGAGCAGCTTAATCGTGCTACTAAGGTTCGTGAGTTAACCTCACAGTTTGATATGACCAGTGCTGATGGATTACGTCAGTTTGCTCAAGCAGTTGCTCCGTTTGCTCCAGATGTTGCTCAACAGGCTGTTAAGCGTTCTGATGAGATTATCACAACTGGATTAAAACAGACTGAGTTAATTGCTAATGCTCAGGCTAAACTCAGAGAAAAAGTAGGTACTCCAGAGAATCAAGCAGAACAGGCTTATTATAATAACTTATTATCTAAGTATCCAGACACAGTAGAAGGTCGTGCACAGGCTGCTGATGACTTTGCTAAATGGAAAACTGAACAAAAAGCTAAAGTTTCTGCTGCTGGTGCTCCTGTTATGCCCGGAACAGCTAAAGTTACAGATCTTCGTACTGGTAGAGATATTGTTAAAGACTTTACCGATGCTCCTAAAGCTCGTCTTGATACTGTCAAGCGTATTGGTATATATGTAAATGAAGTATTAGCAGGAAATACTACGGCTAATCCTCAAGTTCTTCGTGAACTTGTAAAACTTGCTGGCGACAATCAAATTGGTCAGAACGAAGTTCGTAATATTCTTGGCTCTAGCGGCTTTGCTGGAAATATTATTGAAGGTTTAAATATGTTCCTTGAGGGTAAACCTACTAATGTAAAACTTAATGATTTACTTAAAGGCGTAAAAGCTATTGAAACATATTATGCAGGACAATATAATTCAGGACGTAATCAAGCTGAACGAGTATTGTTAAATTCTCAGTTTGATCCTAAAATTGTAGGTGATTTAATTCCTCCAGCGTACCAAACATCAGGACAAAAAGCCCAAGGCAGAGTAGCTCCTGCAGTAGGAACTGTTGTAAATGGATATTCATTCTCCGGCGGAGATCCTTCAAAGCAAGAAAATTGGAAGTTAGTTACACCTACAGCACAATAAAGGAATAACATGGCAGGTCCTTGGGAACAATATAAGTCTTCTTCTGTAACTGCTGAACCAGCTCCTTCTGTAGGTCCTTGGTCAGAGTATACAAAAGCAAACG